GGATGCAATCGAAGATGTTGCTGATGTATTTATAGAAACTGGTGATGTAATCGAGGATGCAATCGAAGATGTTGCTGATGTATTTATAGAAACTGGTGATGTAATCGAGGATGCAATCGAAGATGTAGTTGATAATGTAGTTGATAATACAGTTTCAATGATTGATAATATAAAAAACACAGTAACTAATATGAGAGAGGAAATACATGAAATAAGTAGAACGATAGAAAATGCAAAAATAATAATAAATACAGTAGATGCAGATATAAAAATGATATGTGTAACAGTAAATAATATTAAAGAAATAATTGATAAAATAGATAATAGGATATTAATATTTAAAAATAATATTTATTCAATTATTTCATATGTACCAAATTTATTAAAAAATATTTTTATATCATCATTTAACTGGTTAAAAATAAATAAATCATATAATAGATTATTTTATTTCTATAGAAATAAGTATAAATAGATTCAAAACATTAAAATTATGTATTAATAAATGTTACATTAGACATTTTATATAAATTATTGTCAATTGTTAATGGTGGACAATTTTTAATGGTACATTTTATATGTGGTAGATATTGCAAAATATCAGAAATATTATCTAATAAATCCTGATTTTCAAGATGAAGAGTTTTTAAATATTTCATATTTTCGATTCCATTAATTGATTTTAACCATATACCATTTAGAATAAGTGTTTCGATAGGTAAATCACTTATTGTTTTTATATTAAATGGAACTGAATATTGGTTCAATATTTTTGTCTCTTTTGATTTTCCTAATTTATTGATTTCTAAATATGTTAAATTTTTCATTATAGCAATTGAATCTTCTAATAAATCATAATGTATCTGTTGTTCAGGTTGTACTGAAAAATAAGATAATCCAAACATAATATCATTTGGTGAATTTGTAATATAATTATTCGCACCACTTATTTTATAATCATTTGGTAATAAATTTATAATAAGTTGGGTTCTATTTGTATTAGCATATAATGTTTTATCATAAAGTTCGGATCTACCATTATGATTATATTTATATCCAACAATAATTGGAATTATTGATTGTTCGCAATTAGGAATTTGTTTAGAAATTTGCTTATGAAAATCTAATTTAATATTTTCAAGTTCTAGATCTATTTGTGATTTTAATAAATGGATATCATCTGAAACTTTTTCAATTAATTTAAGATGATTATTAAATTGGTCAGTTAGATTAGAATTATATTTAGATAAATGTTTTTTAGTGATATATGTTGAGCTTTTTTCTTCAATCAAATCATTAATATTAGAAATTTTTGTTTCAATATCATGATAGGTATTATATTGTGTTTGGAACATTTCGCTAATGCTTTGACTAAATTCAACTAATTGTTTTTTTGTAATAAATGAATTATTAATATCAGATAATTCAGTATTTGTTAAATTTATTTTATTATCAGATAATTCGGATAATTTGGATAATTCGGATAATTCGGTTATTTCGGTTAATTTGGATATTTCGGTATCTGTTGTTTCAACATTATTAGATTTATCTTTTTTTAATGTTTTTTGTATATCAGTAATGATGTATTTATTTTTTTTCATTTTTATTTTCATATCATTAATCTCATTAACAAAATCATTTTTAATATTATGAAATTTCTCAAAAATTTCATCTTCATACAATTTATTGTATTCATTAAAGATATTTTTTTTTTTTTTTTCAATATTCTGAGCAAAATTTTCAAAATCATCTTGAGATATATTTTTTGTTATTTTTTCATTTAAAAAACTGATTTTTTCATTTAAAATATTCATTTTATCTGTTAAATTATTAATACTAAAATCATAATTAGTATTTTGGTGTTTTAATCTTGTTTCAATTAATTCAAGAGATTTAAATTTATTAAGCTGCTTTTGACAATTAAATACAATATTGCTCAATATTAGTAAATTTTTATTAAAATTTATTATTTGATTATCCATTTTTTGATCCGTTTTATCTGTTTTTTTATCTTTTAATAACATATTTTGACTTTTAAGAATTTTAAATGATATTATTATTCCAATCATACAAAATATTAATGCAAATAATGATGATACTAATAATATATTATTAATATTATAATCAAGTATATTTATTACCATATTATTTAAATAATCATAATTATATGGATATAATGATTTAATTATCATTATAATATGATCAGAGTTAAAATAACACAAAAATTGTTCCATATGTGAAAATATATTTATTAAATTAATTTTATATTAAATTATATTAAATTAAACTAAGATTGATAAAGATAGATTAATAATCATTTGTTTTGATATGTACAATTAGTTAATAAATGCATAAAAATCAACACATAAAAAATTAAATGTAGCTAATCTATAAGTATTTAAGTGCGTTATTAGTAATAAAAATAAATAAGAGATTTAAAATAATTATTTTAAATCTATAGTTCAAATATGTAATAATTTCATGTGTGAAAAAAATACAATTGCTAATAATATAAAAGACACCACTAATTTTTATCAATTTATTGATAAATATAGAATAATCAAAACTAATGGTCAAATAAATAATACAAAACCATCTCATACATCTATGGGATCAATACTTGGCTCTTTTAATATTCCAGATGATAAAATTTCTCATTTTTTAAAATATTATCAAAAGATGATCAAATCTGGAACAATTCCAGGTATATTAGAGACACATTATGAGCAGGGACCGATATTAATAGATTTAGATTTTAAATATATTCTAAAAAGTGATTCTCCAAATATACGCATTTATACGGATGCAGATATAGAAAATGTATTAAAAATATATAATCAAGTGATTATGACATATTTATCAATTAATGAGGATGATATTAATATGTATATTTTAGAAAAACCAAAACCAAAAGTAATTCAAGTTGATGATATTAATAATAAAATAACGTATAAAGATGGACTTCATATTATTTATCCATTTATTTGTGCTAATAATAAATTACAATTCTTCTTTAGAGAACTTGTTGTGAATAAAATTATTGCTGATAAAACATTAGATCATCTTAATTTAGATAATTCTATTGATGATGTATTTGATAAAGCTGTAATAGAACGCAATAATTGGTTATTATATGGTTCAGGTAAAGATTCTAATATTGATAATTTATATAAAGTTACAAAGATATATGATATAAATTTTGATCAACTTGATATGGACGAAGTTGATTGGTTTAATTTGCCTACATTATTATCCATAAGAAAATTTAAATTACCAACTGATCATTCAGAATATGTTGATAATATGGATATGGATAAAATTAATTCATTATATACCGAAATAATTGGAAAAAAAACTAATAATAAATCATTTTGTCCTAATGTTGATATTCGTAAAGCAAAAATTTTAACATCAATGCTTAGCTCTAATAGATCAAAATTATATTCAACATGGATTGAAGTTGGTTTTTGTTTACATAATATAGATGATTCGCTTTTGGAAGATTGGATAGAATTTAGTCAAAAATCTCCAGATAATTTTAAACCATCAGAATGTGAAAAACTTTGGTTAGGTTTTAAATATGAAGGTTTAAGTATTGGTTCCTTATATAGATGGGCAAAAGAAGATAATCCTAATGCATATTCTGATTTCCTCTTGAATGAATTAGATGATATTATCAAAAGTTCTTTAGATAATACCTCTTATTCTGTTGCTAAAGTATTTTACGAATTTAATAAATATCAATATATTTGTACATCAATTAGTAAGAAAAAATGGTATGAATTCAAAAAACATCGGTGGGATCCTATGGATGAAGCAAATGGTATCATTAAAAAATTAAATACTGAATTATCTAATGATTATATTAAATTAGGTGTTGCATATGGTCAAAAAGCTGTATATGCCGAGGGTGAAGATAATAAAAAAAATTTAATGAATAAATCTAAAATGGCTTACACTATCGCCCAAAAGCTACATAAAATGGCTTTTAAAAAAGAAGTTATCTCTGAATTATTACATTTATATTATGATCCACATTTTATGGAAAAATTAGATGAAAATAGATATTTGTTAGGATTTACTAATGGTATTTATGATCTTAAAAACGGATATTTTAGGAATGGAAGACCAGAAGATTTTGTTTCAATGTCAACAAATTGTGATTATATTGAATATTCTAAATCAAATAAATCCATTCAAAGTGTTTATCACTTTTTTGAACAAATACAACCTGAACACGAAATGAGAGAATATTTATTCACCAAATTATCTAGTTTCTTAGAAGGTATCCAACGTGATCAAAAATTCGAAATATGGACCGGTACTGGCGCTAATGGTAAAGGACGTATCCTAAAACTCATTTTGGATTCATTCGGTGATTATGCTTGTACCATCCCTATCACACTATTAACCAAACCACGCGCAGATTCTAATTCATGTACCCCTGCTCTAGCTATGACAAAGGGTAAAAGATGTTGCGCATTTCAAGAACCTGAAAATGATGACAAAATTTATGTAGGTCATATGAAAAATATCACCGGTGGAGATAAGTTAATGGCTAGATCATTATATTCAGATCCTGTTGAATTTTATCCACAATTTAAAACCATTTTGGCTTGTAATAAATTACCAGATGTTCCTTCTGCTGATGGTGGTACATGGAGACGTATTCGTGTTGTTCCATTTGAAGTAAAATTTGTGGATAATCCAACTGAATCATTTCATAGAAAAAAATTAGATAATTTAGATGATCTAATTACAGATTGGAAATCTGCTTTTATGAGTATACTTACTGAAAAATATAAATCCTATATAAAAAATGGTATTGATGAACCACCTAAAGTACTTTTACAAACTAATGAATATCAAAATAATTCCGATATTTTTATGGAATATATTAGAGATAATATTTTATCAACAGATTCCAAAGATTATATTAGTTTTGATGATCTATGGGAAGATTTTAAAAAATGGTACAAAGAATCTAATAGACCAGATAATAAAAAACCTGTTAAATCTGATCTTAAAGCAGAAATGGAACATCGTCTAGGTAAACTTAAAAAAGGTAATTTTGTCAGTTTCAGATTTAAAACTAATTCAGATGATGATCCAGATAATCAAGATAATTATACAAATACAGATAGATTTGTATCATCTTATGATACATCAATTGTTGAATCAAATAAAAAAAATCCTAATGATGAATCAGAAAATAATTTATTTACATCAAATAAATCAACCAAAACAACTAAATCAACCAAATCTAATAATTTCATAATAAAAAATTCAGATAATATTGACGGTAATTTAGATATTTTTGATGATGATAGTATGGAAAATATCTTTATTAAAAATGATAAACAAAATGTTAAATTTAAAAATGATCAATCTATTGTTAAAATTAAATAATACTAATAAATTAAATCTAATAAACTAAATTTGATTCTGATTCTGATTCTGATTCTGATTCTGATTATTATATAAGACATCTATCATATGAATCAACTGTCTAATATAATTAATATGTATATTGTTTGCATTCATATTTACTAGATTATTAACCATATTAATTAAATTATTACGAGAAATATTATTATATTGATTATGTTGTAAAATGACATCAATTAATTGCATTAGTTGTATATATATATCCCTAATATTATTGTCTTCATCTGAATCATTAATCATATTTCTAATAATATTATGTATATTTTGCAAATGATTAATCATAATATTCCAATTATTAATATTATTATTCATCATATTATACCAATTATTTATCTGATGAACTAGATGTGCTTCTTGAACTGGTTGGACTTCTTGAGCTGCTTGAGCTGGTTGGGCTTCTTGAGCTGCTTGAGCTGGTTGGGCTTCTTGAGCTGGTTGGGCTTCTTGAGCTGGTTGGGCTTCTTGAGCTGGATGATTGATATAAATTATATTAATATGATTAATAATATCAAAATTATTAATATTTGGATCAATATTTGGAATAATAATTGGATTAATATTTGGATCAATATTTGGATTGATATTTGGATTGATATTTGGATTGATATTTGGATGAATAATTATATTATTTTCATATTCATAATTATTAATTATATTAATCCAATTATTATTATCTGGAATTGCATGATGATTTGCTACACGATATTGCATTCTAAAATCATTGCTAAA